ATGAAATCATCAAGAACTTTGCTAAATATAGAGGTGCCAAGCCTTGTATCAAACGGTACTTGGGTAGGAACATTGATTCGCAAATCGTAGAAATACCTGCCAACGAGTGGGAGATTGCGACTGCTTTGCCATTAGCAAGATTCAAGAAGGCCAGAGAGAGCCGCGTTCACCGAGAGAGCAGAGAAGATGCCTAAGTTTTTCATCAGCGATGTCATATCAAATGTCTCAAACTTCAACTATGCACCATCGAATAGATTTTCGATAGAGTTTCAAAGCGGCCCGTTTGACGGTGAGAGTGGTGGTTTATTATTCTCATCTGACAGAAACCTAAGACTTTACTTTACATGCGAGGAGTTGACTTTGCCTGGTCAAGCATTATCGACAGCAGAGGTCAGAAACGCTGTAGGTCCAGTAAAACAAATGCCATACGTCAAAACATACACCAACTCTTTTGATGCAACATTCAGAGTTGGAGAAGATATGTTCGAGAGACTTCTTTTTGAAGTATGGCATAACCATATCGTAAATAGTCGATCAAACAAATTCAAATTCTATGATGACTACACATGCGATGCGATCATAAGAATGTACGATCACGCAGACAATGAGGTTTTCAATCTCAAAGTGAGAGGTGTTTACCCACAATCAATCGGTGACATCTCTTTGTCACAAGCGAGTAGCACAGAACCCCTGAAGCAGCAAGTGACATTTGCCTTTCATGAAACTGTTGCGTTTGGTGATCCAACTAACACTGTTGGTGCGATAGAAAATAACATCTTCAGTGCCTTGTTCAACCCAAGAACATTTACAAGAATCTTCAAAGACGGCGAACTGACATTCGGTGCATTAGAACCGCTGAAGAGTTTGTCCGCTATCTTTGACGGTAACTCACCAATCGTTTTTGAGCCTGGTGGCACACCGAGAATTGATGTTGTGCAATCACTCGGTAGTATTTTAGACCAGCAGCGGCGAGGTCGTTTTGGTGATATTGATATATTCAACCTTGGTGGTGGCGGTATAGCAGAATTATAAGGAGTAGATTATGACATTACCAACTTTAGTGACACCAACTTATCAGATAAAACTTCCTGTCTCAGGTATAGAACTTGGGTACAGACCTTTTCTGGTGAAAGAAGAAAAAATTCTTATGATTGCCAGTGAGGCAAAAGATGAGCAGCAGATACTCAACGCTCTCAAAACAGTTATCAAAAACTGTATTGATGTGCGTTTGAATCTAGACGATGTTCCTCTAGTTGATGTTGAATATCTTTTCCTTCAACTACGTTCAAAGTCTGTAGGCGAGACAGTCGAGTTGGTAAAACCATTTGAATGTAGCGAATGTGGTCACAAAGACAATATCAAAATCAAAGTTGATCTTTCAAAAGTTGAAGTGAAACAATCTGATGTTGAAACGGATATAAAACTCACAGAAAAAGTTGGTATCAAGATGAAGTATCCAACATTTTCTGTTTCAACCGTTCAAGGTAAAGATGAGACAGAGAGAATCTTTGACATTCTTTGTAAGTGTGTGGACTCAATCTACGATGAGAATGGTGTTTACTCTGCCAAAGACTACACCACAAAAGAACTTCGTGACTTTTTAGAATCACTCACACAAGGACAGTTTCAAGATCTGACAGAGTTCTTCAATTCGCTACCGACTCTTTCTCATGAGGTCACAATACCATGTCCGAAATGTGGCAAAGAGGAAAAACTAATTCTAAATAACTTATACGATTTTTTTTGATAGGCCTTTTTCATGACACGCTAAAGAATTTTTATTCTTGCAACTTCAACATGATGACACATTTTTCATACACACTCTCGGACATTGAGAACATGATACCGTGGGAAAGGCAAATTTACTTACAAATGCTAGTAAACCATGTAGAGAAGCAAAACCAGGAACTAAAGAAGAAAAAGAATGGCTGAACACGACAAAGAAGTAAAAAAGTCTCTTGACGGCGTAAAGAAGGCCGTTGAGGACTCGGCGAAAGATAACGCTGACCGTGAACGGGCCAGAACTTCTTTGTTTGAGAGCATCAAAAATTCATTTGGTCAAATTGCCGAAGAGGGTAAACAAAATCGTCTGAAAGAAACTGAAAACAGAAGAGAGCAATCCAGAGAGCAAAGCGACTTGATGAAAGCGATATCTGGAATCGGTAAAGATTTTGCTGAATTCGGTAGTCAACTCAAAAACAGTATAAGTGATTTTGGTAAAGTTGGTTTCATAAAAGACCTGGCACTAGGTGCTGTGGCATTCGCAGGTGGTGTTCTTGCTTTTGGTGAAAAATTTGCAAACATCATTTACACAAGTTTGATACCACCGCTGTTCAACTTTTTCTCAACATCAGTTCGTGCTGGTTTTCTTGACAAGATAGAGACATTCAAAAAATCGGAAAGATTTACAAAGATAGCGAAGTTCTTTGAAACTATAAGAAACTTTTTTACGGGTCTTACCAGCAAGACAGGTCTTATCGGAAGAATATCAAAGTTCTTCGCTGGTGTAGGAAAAATACTAAAACCGTTTTTTACGGTATCATTCAAAGTTCTCGAAGTTGTTGGTAAAATATTCAGACCACTACTCAAAATTTTGCCAAGAATACTCTCGGTTGTCGGTAAGTTCTTCTTGCCACTCACGATTATTTTTGGTCTCTTCGACACCATATCAGGTGCGATAGAAGGATTTCAAACAGCGGAAGGTGGTCTAGTAGAGAAAATAAAAGGTGCCGTTAGCGGTGCTGTCGCAGGCCTTCTGAAGTTCTTTACCTTTGGTCTCATAGACTTTGACTATCTCAAAGGCATCACCGATGGTTTGATAGACATTATTGCCGCACCCTTTGAATTGATTGGTGATGTCTTCTCAGATATCATGGCGATATTCAAGGGTGAAAAAAGTATTCTGGAGGGCATTGGAGATCTAGCAGAAACCATAGTCATGTATCCGGTCAAACTTTTCTCCTCAATCGTAGATACAGTAGGATCAATATTCGGTATTGATGATCTTGGTGGTGGTATTCTAGGAGTGTTCAACAAAGTTAAAGAGTTCTTCACAGACTTGTTTACTTCACCGCTTGATTTGATCAGTAATATACCATTACCCAGGTTTGACATACCATTTCTTCAAGAGGGTGGCATTGTTCGGGGTAGCAGATCAGGCACCCTTGCAACAATCGCAGAGTCGAACACAACAGAGGCAGTTATGCCACTTGAGACTTTTGGTTCTCAGTTCTTAGAGCCTAGTTTAGATAGAATTCTAAATCAGTATCTTGGCGCTAACAGTTCTATTGGCACATCTTTGAATAAACTAGCATCAGAAAATGCCATGGCGATGCAAGGTGCACCCGTGACTGTTGTGGCGCCACAGATCAATAACAATAACGTTGGATCTGGTGGTGGAAGTAGAGTGCCGATCATCGCATCTGTTCCTGCTAGAGTTCAAGACACGACCGTGACTTCATTGTTGAGTGGAACTAGAGACCCGACCATGTAAAAATATGAGCCAGCCCAAAGGGCTGGCCCACAGAAGTCACCAATAGTATTTAGTTCTCAGTCTTCCTGAGCAAGTTTCTCGAAGTAGTTCAGTGCATCATCGTCATCATTGGCGTTGCTGTCAGACGATTCTACGCTGTCCTCTGTCGTGTTTGTGACTGTTTGCTTGACTTCAGGAACACGATACTCTTCGTAAGTTTCTTCGAGTTCTTGAGTCTCGGCAGATCGAGTAGATGTGGTGCCATGAACCACTTTCTCAAACTTGGCTTTCAATTCATCATAAGATTTGAATTCACCTGGCGCCACAAGTTCTTGCAGAGAATTGATGCCATCAAAAACTTCTTTGAGTTTGGCATCATCGCCACCAAGGAACTCGCTCTGTGAATCAAACTTCGACTTGTCATAGTTGCGATAGCCAGAAACTTGGGCTGCTTGCAACATGAAGTTTGCACCCTCTTCAAAGTCAAAAACGTTGACAGGGTTTTCAGGGGTGAAACCATCTGGCACCTCTGGAGGTGACAACTTCTCGATGATCTTGTCGTGAATCTTCTTGCCATACTCATACAAGAAAACTTTGCCTTCATTGTCTGGGTTTGCAGGATCTTTCACGACATAGATGTTAGAAGTGTAGCGAAGTTTACGCTTGCGATCACGGGCGATCTTCTTGTCATCTTCATCACCTGAGTTCCAGAGAACACTGTTCGCTTCGGAAACAGGATCTTTTTGACCGATGGTGGTGAGAGACTTCTCGATGTACCACCCACCAGGACCTTGGAAAGAATGACTAAAGATTTGCACCCATGGAATGTCCTCGCTCACGGGTGCTGGAAGGAAACGAATGATGGCATAGCCATTACCGCTCTTGTCACAAGACAACTTCCAGTAGCGATCATCATCATAAGACTTGGTCTTCGTGTTGATCTTTTCAAGTTCTTTTTGAAGAGAACCGAGGGAGTTCTTCTTCTTCTTTTTGTATTCTTCATACGACATTGTTTGTCTCCTTTTTTTTGTTTGCTGTGTGTTTTCGTATGTGCTTGTGTATTACTATTTATCTTGAATATCATAAGAGTTCAAGACACTCAAAGCAATTTTTCTAAATCTTTTTTGATCTGCTTTGAAGAATGATTTGTATTTTGAAATCTTCTGCGAATATTCTTTCCATACTATATCATCTTCAAGTTCTTTGTCAAGTCTTTTCATGAAACTCAACAAACTATCCAATATGAGAACAGTCTCAACAGAAACCTCTTTTCGCAAGAACCATTTTAGAATCTCAGGGTGGTCGCCATCTGTAGAGGTAAAGAAACTATGGAACGAAACGTTGTTATCTTCCATGTGTTCACAGATGGATGTAAACTCTTGACGAAAGTTTCTCTCAAGAGAATCCTTTCTTGCGATCCATTTTCTCCAAACATTCTCGGCTTGCTCTTCTAAAGTGTCACCGATCCAAAGTTCATCGTTTTCAAGAATGTTGGAAAGAAGAATCTCTTTCACTTCTTGCTCGTTGTATTTCTTGGCAAGTTTTTCAAAGTAGTATTTGTCTTTTCTTTTTTCGTAAGACGAAACACGACTACGAATTCGACCACCAAACTCCACAAAGTCATAGGACTTTGTTTTGAAGTGTGCCTTCATGGCAACGTACATTGTATAGACTTCGAAGCCCTTCACCTTAGTTCTCATGAGAATGGTAGTTCAGTTTTTGTTGGCAACAGGTTTAGACCTCTTGCTTCCCTTTCGATCTTTTCCTTGATTGGTTTCGTGAGAAACTTTGACACTGTATCAGGTTCAATTTCGTTTTCTTCGCAAAGATGCAAAACAGCATCCATGTATCCGATTTCTTTTTCTTTGGCACACTCTTCTACTTTTTTTGAGAAGTCTTTGTCAAGTGTTAGTATTGATCCCATTTTATCTCCCGTATTTTTTGGTGTATGTTTTTGTGACTCGGATGAGTTCTCGAATATAATCTTTTGTTTTGAATTCATAAACAGAACATGATTTATCTTCACAAGCCATAATGATGACACCATTTTCAATCGGTTGTCCTGTGAGATTCTCCCATAGTAGTGAATAACAGGTTGCTTGCAAGAAGTAATTCTGAATATCTGAAACTTCTTTCGGGCGCTTTGCTGTTTTGAAATCAATCACACTAAGCGTCCCATCAAACTCACCGATACAATCAACTCTACCTGCGATACCGAAAAAGTCTTTGCACATTGTTCGACCGTAAGTGTCGTGAAGAATCTCGTATAGGTCACCCCACAGAGCAACCTCAAGAGCCTGAATGTTGTTGATTTTATCAAGATGAACTTTTGAATATTTGAAAAGGTCACCGTCTTGCTCAATCTCTTCGTTACCAAGATACTTCTCAACGAGAGAATGGTACTTGTTGCCTCTCGCAGAGGCAGCGGCACTTATCTTTCTGTTCTCTGGATCTTTTCTCCACTCACGAAAAAACTCCTCACTCTCATGACCTATCACTGTGGTCACTGAGGGAAAGGAGCGTTCTTCGCCATCAATAACATAATGACGCTTACCATTTTTTTCGATTGTGCTAACAGGTTTATCTGGTAATTTTACTTCAACGTGATTGAACATCAATCAAACTTTCTTGGAATCTTTTGACCCGTTTTCTCTTCAATCTTTGCAAAAACCTCTCGCATACCACCATCGATTGTTCTTCGACCAAGAGAAACAGAATCGGCAACACCTGGTGCACCGAAAAGTTTTTGAACAGCCTTTTCACCACATTTGGGGCAAGGCTCTTTTGTTGGTTTGTTTCGATCTGCGATGAGAAGTTGTTTCTCAAAAGTGTAGTCGCACATGTGGCATCTGTAATCATAATTAGGCATCTTGAAATACTCCTGTGTACCATTCTGGTTGTGTACGAAGAGTCCATTTTGCAAACCTAGACTTCGCACCGTTGTAATAATTGCGGTACGACTGAACTGAATTTTCTACCTTGAACTCATCTGGCATTGCGATTGCAAATTCGGTAAGTTTACCTTGTGGTATATTTTTTGGTAGAGTTGAAAGATATTCGATCAGGTTTTCGGCGCTATGAACCTTTCCGTACCTATATGTATATTCTTTGCAGAGGGCGCTGGCGTGCTTCTGATGCCACATATAATTTTCTGATGTCTCAAAAGTCCATACCGTGCAAGGGTGATGCATGAATGTGGCTTTCCATAACTTGTCTTCTCGCTCGTCATTGAGTTTCCACCTCTTGATTTTACGAGGTCTATTACCCTTTGACATTTCGTAGTATAGATCGCCGTCTAGGTAGCGGTGTGCTGTTGACAACATCTGACCTGACTCAAGAATCATCTTGACAACGTGCTTGTCACAAAGCGACTGAGCGGATACTTCTGGGCTTTCATCTACTACAAAAATATTCATGGGTTACTCCGGTAAGGGTGCTTCATAGAATATACTAAGTCCTAGGGCTTTTGCAAGTGCGTGTTCTGCTTTTGCCCCCGAAGAACTTTCCCAACCAGCCATCATGTAAATGGCAGTGCAGTTATCACAAATGGCAACCATATCTCGTTTCAATGCGTCACGCATGAACTCTTGATCTTCATAGTTGATATCAGGATCGAACTCGTATGGATCGTTTGATGGTTGAAACTGTTTTCGATCCATGTCTGCTGGGTTTACAACGTGCCAGCCTTGTGCTTTCAGTATTCTTGTTTGTCGATCAAATGCAGGGTAGTTGTAGTCATGATGACCACGCATTGGTCCTGCAACGTAGATTGTAGATTTTCTTTCCATTCTAAATTCCTAATACGCCGTCTTGGAATCGAACCAAGTTTACACGATTATAAGTCGTACTGAGAAATGCCAGTTCCTCCCACGGCGCAA